GTCCCTCTGAAAGAGCTTGCTCTAGTGTTATTTGATGTCCATTTCCCTTTAAAGTTCTACAACTTTGTATATGATATTTTGTTCCAGTATCTCCAATCCAAACCATTTTAGAATTAGTATCCGAAGAAGTTGCTGTATTGGAAGATGATGAGTTTGTAGTAGAAGTATCTTTATCAGTAGAAGAAGTAGTAGACGTTACAGAAGATGATGTTGTTGTTTTTGTACTAGATGTCTTTTGTGCTTCTTCTAGCTTTGAATTTAGTTGTTGTTTTTCAGTTTCAAGAGTATTTTTTTCTTCTTCTAACTTATTTTTTTCAGCTTGTAGTGATTTGTTTGTATTCTCTAAATTAGTTACTTGTTTCTGTGAGTTTTCTAACTCGGTTTTTAACTCTGTCAATTGATTGTTTAATTCTGTAATTTGATTTTGATAAGAAGAGTAATCTGCCGAATTGCCTGAAAAAAGTAGAAGTATTCCTAAGACAACTATTATAATATTCTTTTTGTCTTTCCAAAATGTTTTGAATTTTGATTCTTTGTTATTGCTTTCGGTAACTGGTACGTTTTTAGTTTCATTTAAATTTGTATTCATTGTATTATCACTCCTTATTACATCATTTATACTAAATGTTGTTCGATTATATATTTTATTATAAATAGCTTTTTTAGGGTTATTTATATATCCCATTCCTTTTTTTCCATATAAAGGATTAATAGTACTTTGTATTTTTCTTTTAATATTTCCTGTAGTTCGTGCTTTTAAACTTTTTTTAATATTGGGTTTTCTCATTCCAAATTTCATTTATTTTTTCCTCCTTAGTTCTACAACTTTACCAATAACACGAACAGGTAATTGTTCTATATCTTCATTAGTATATATTATAGGAGAGTATGCAGAGTTTATAGGTTGCAAAATAATACCATTTTCGTTTTTAAATACACGTTTAAATGTACCCTCATAACCATTAACCATAACAACGCAGTCTTGTCCACTTTCACAGTCATCTACTTTTTCCAATATTAAAATGTCTTTATCTAAATACTCAGGAAACATACTATCGCCTTTTACTTGAAGTCCAAAATACTGTTTACCTCCATTTAACATATCAATAGGTATTTCCTCGGTATCAATTATATCTTCTATGCACTCTATAGGAACACCTGCAGGAATAGTACCATATATGAATACTACAGCTGAACCATGAGTATTAGATTTACTCATTTCTTTAATATTTTTATCTAGGTTGCGTTCCATAGGTACATCATAACCCATTAACCATACTTCATTAACATTTAAAGCATCAGCTAATATAGTTAATTTATCTTGTTTTGCTTTCATAACACCAGCTAAGTATTTATTTATTAGAGTTTTGTCAAGCCCTGTTTTTTTTACCAAATCTACTTGTTTCATATTAGTATAATTCAGTGCTTTTTGAAGTCTATTTGAAAATGTATCTACAAGTATCATATAAAAACCTCCTAACAACTATATTATACATTGGAATTGATAATAAATCAAGTTTTTTTAAAAAAATATCAAAAAAAGTTGATAAAATATCAAAAAAAGTATTGACAATTGATTTTAAGTTTGATAAGATAATGACAACAAAGTTGATAAAAAATCAACAGAAAGGAGCAATAAGATGAAAGAGTATGATTATAATAAATTAAAAGGTAGAATACGAGAATGTTTTATAACTCAATCAGAATTTGCGCAAAAGCTTAAAATATCCGATACATCATTAAGTAATAAGTTAAATAATAAAACTGTATTTGACCAAGATGAGATACAAGAAAGTATAGAAATTTTCAACTTAAGTCCAGTAGAAACAATGGAATATTTTTTTACGATAAAGGTTGATAAAAAATCAACAAACAATACTTAAAATATAAAGGAGGTGTGAGAATTATAAAAAGTAAAGGAAAAGGAAAATGAAAGGAGGACAAAGCAATTGAATAGACTTATCAAGAGGTGTTGTATATGCATAATGAAATTATAAAGACACAAATGTTAGGAAATACAAAAATATGTATATGTACAGATTATGCTGTTAAGACAGAAGAAGAACGAATGGCTATATTAACTGAGTTGAAACATCAAATTTATGAAATTACAAGGAGAACACAATAAAAGGAGTGTGAAGATAAATGAAAGAGGCAAAATTTATAGGAAAAGACGGAGAAATGGCAGTATATGAAATAGAAAATGAAGTTCCAGAAGAATGGAAAAAATATAAGGCAGAAAAAATAATAAGAAAGGATGAAAAACAAAAAAATGAAAAAAGCAATTAAATACAGAGTAAGAAGATTAACATTTGCAATAATTGTACTAGCAGTAATAGCATGGGCAGTTATAGATTTTTGTAAATATCCAGAATGTTATCTAAGTACATGGAGGTATCAACTACAAAAAGAAGTAGAGCAAGGAGATTCAACAGCAATTGCTTATTATGAAAATGTATATGTAAAGAATAATAGGGATTTATGGGAAGATTAAAAGGAGGAGTTATGCAACAAGAAGAAACATATGTAAGAATACAATATTTAGCTGATAGAAAAGTTACAGATATTATTATACGAAAAGAAGATAAGGAAATATCTATACATAAAGAGAAACCAGTAGAGGGCAAGTCTACTAGTTCAAAAATAGTTCAAACGGTTAATGATATAACAGTTAATTTTTAAAACTATATGTACCATCATCGTTTTTAATTAATTCTTTATTAGAAGATATTATAATTTTGTTGGCTAATTGAGTAAAGGTAATATCCGTCCCATCAGGATATATTGAGTGATTTATAATACAGTCGGCTGTTTGCTTGTGTTCGACTTTAATATCTGCAAAAGAATTAACGTTTGGAGTTTTAATAGTAAGTTTTTCGTTAACATTAACTGCATAATTATATACCATAATAATACACCTCACTTTCGAGGTAATTATATAACAAAAATATAAAATAAAAAAGGAGGGCGAGAATATGAAACCAAACATATTTACAGAAATAATGAACCTAATAGAAAGAAATACAGATATACCAAAAATAGAAAGAGGTATAGAAGAATGGCTAGATAAAGACGAAGATAATAAAAATATTTATGAAATATATAAATTGGCAAGTATAGCAAGGAAATTATAGGAGGTAATCAAAAGATATGGGAAATAAAGTTTATGATTTTAAATTAACAAATAAAGAGTTACGAGAGGAATTGGACAAGTCACAACAAGTAATAGCTAATTTAAAACAACAAGATTTAGAAACAAGGCTAAGTTTATATAACGTATTGCAAAAATTAAGTCAACTGGGGCATTCAAATGATACATATAAAGTTATTAATATGACTGACTTAATAGATAAAACTATTGAGGAAATGTGGGAGGATTTAAAGATAGATTTATATGTTGAGAATGACGAAGAGGGTAAAATAATAGAACTACCTACTACCGACCAAAGTGTTAGATAGTTCAAAATAAAAATATAAAAGCATATTTGAGTTAATTATACACAGTTGTGGATAATTTGTCAAATGGCGGAAAGGGATAATATGGAAAAGTTAGAAACAGAAAAGGACGATATAGAGTATGTAATTGATAATTTAGACACTATTATTAATACATTATCAGTTTATAAAAAGTATGAGTTAGAAGCAAAGGAATTAAAGGGATATAAAGCAATATTTGAGGAAGAATTTGACCATTTAAAAGAAGAACTTGAAGAATTATACGAGGAAGAAAGAGAAGAACAAGAAAGGGAAAATGCAGAGTTAGAGAGAGAATATTGGAGAGGAGCTATATAAATGGAAATAAAAGATTTATCAAGTGAGCAATTATCAATACATTATGCAGGCTTATTAAAAGAATTAGACAACAATTATAAGCAAAAGAAAGAGTTTGAGGAAGAATTTAAAAGAAGATTTAATGAAAAATTAATAGGATAGGAGATAAAACAATGGCAGAAACAAATTTAACTAAAAATAAAGAGGGATACGGATATAAATATACAGATTTAGCACAAATACACGAATATTTAGAAGAAAACAATATGAAATATTATCAATATGTAGAAACTACAGACGGAAAAGATTATATTATGACTGTTCCAATTATAGACGGAAAAGAAATGCCACCAAGAAGAGGTGTACAAATAGTAGATGCAGTATTAAATGGAATTAAAAACCCTGCTCAAGAACAAGGAAGTGCTACAACATATGCAAGAAGATACAGTTTGTTAATGGCATTTGGATTAGCTACAGAAGATGATGACGGAGCAAGTTTTACAAAACCAAAAAATGGGCAGAGTAACAAAGTAACAGAACAAGAGTCAAAGACTGTTTATTCTACAATGGTAAAAAAAGGATTAGATGTAGTAAAAGAATTGCAAAAAAATTATCAAATAAGTAATACAAAGGATTTAACAAAAGAGCAATTTAATGCAATAATGAGCAAAATTAAGGATTTGCCAGATAAAAAGTAGGTGTTACATATGGAATGTACAGGAACAATAACTAACTTTAATAAGGATTGGAAAACAGGCAAAGCAATTGTAACTCTTCTACTAGATACTAAGGATGTTGAACAAATCGAAAGTTTATCTAAGTTGGAAAAATTAACAATGATTATAAAGAAATTTTTCAAAAAGAGGTCGTTAGATGCAAATTCATATTGTTGGGTATTATGCGATAAGATAGCAAAAGAACTTTCAAAAGAGGGGCAAACAGTAACAAAAGAAGTTGTATATAAAGATGCAATAGTGCAAATTGGAACATTTGAGCCAATGATAGCACAAGAAAAAACATTTGATAAATTTAAAAGAATATGGGAAAAGCAAGGATTAGGTTTTATAGTCCAAGAAGTTAGTAGAAAAGACAAATGTGTAAAGGTACATTGCTATTATGGAAGTTCAACATATGATAGTAAAGAAATGAGTTTATTAATTCAATTATTAGTAGATTTAGCAAAAGTGTTAGAAATAGAAACTAAATCAGAGGAAGAAATAAAAAGTTTATTGGAGGCTTGGAAATGATAGTAACAGATTTAAGTAATAGCTTTCATCCAGTACCAAAGTTATCGCCGAAATTATCGCCGAAAAGCGACAAAAATGCAAAAAAGCGACAAATAAAACAGAAAAGTAGTAAGTTAGCAAAATTAGAGAAATGCAGATTTAGTATTATAACAACCAACTTAGATAAATGTTATTTTTGTAACAACAAGAAAATGGAATTACATGAAGTATTTAGAGGAAGAAACAGGCAAAAAAGTATGAAATGGGGATTGGTAGTTCCAATATGTAGTAAATGTCATTCAAAAATAACGATAGACAAAGAGTTTAGCAAGATATTAGAGCAATTAGCACAAAAGATATTTATAAAAAAATACAGTAGAGAAAAGTTTATAGAAGAGTTTAAATAGACAACGAGGGCAGGCATAATAACCTGCCTTTATGCAATGTACGAAAGGAGAAAGCAATGTGGCAAAAGAAACATATTATTTTTCACACGATAGTAATGCAATTACTGATACAAAAATACTTAATATGCGAGCAGATTATGGATTAGAACGGATATGGATTATATTGGGCAATAATAGAAATGTTGAGAAATGAAGAAAATTACAAATTAGAAAACAATAAAAATACATATAGAGCGATAAAAACATTAACAAACACATCAATAGAGATAGAACAATATATAAAAGACTGCATCAATGAATATGCATTATTCATACAAGAAGATGAAAAATTTTATAGTAATTCGTTATTAAAGAGAATGGCAGAAAAGGAGAAAAAGTCAGGAATAGCAAGAGAAAAAGCAAAAGCAAGATGGAATAGCAATGCAACAGTAATGCAACAGCAATGCAGTAGCAATGCAAATAAAGTAAAAGAAAATAAAGAAAAGGAAAATAAAATAAATAAAAGTAAAGGAAATAAAAAAGAACAAGAAGAAAAAATACACTTTGCAGAATTTGTATCTATGACCAATGCTGAATATGAAAAGTTAGTCAGCACTTATGGAAAAGATTTTGTAAACCAATGTATTACAATTCTTGATAATTATAAAGGTGCGAATGGCAAGACATATAAAAGCGATTATAGAGCAATTCTAAATTGGGTTATTGATAGAGTACAACAAAATTGTGGTAAAAAACAAGATGGCAAAGGCGGCATGAATGACTTCAAGAAATTATGGGAGGAGGCAAGACAAGAAGATGAACAAAACGGAAACGGTACAAGTAATAACTCTTTTAGCTGGTAACTATGACAGTATAGCCAAGAAAGATGCTATCCAAAAACAGCTTATGATAAACACATGGCAAGAGTGTTTAGGAGATTTAAATTATATGTTAGTTTTGCAAGCAGTTAAGAAAACCATAATAGAAAGTCCATACCCACCAACAATACATGATATACGAAAAAATGCAATAGAAATGATAAATCCAACAACTAAACGAACAGGTATAGAAGCTTGGGGTGAAGCGTACAGAATGATATGTAATGGGATTTATATGACAGAAGAACAGTTTGAAATGGCAACACCAGAAGTTAAGAAGTTTTTTGGTAGTGTAAGGCAAGTAAAAGAATTAGCACAAACAGATTTAGATACAGTGAACACAGTAACAAAAGGGCAGTTTTTAAAACAATATGAAATAATAATGGAACGACAAAAAGAAAATAAATTATTACCTCAACAAATGCAAGAATTTACAAAACAGCTTGCAGAAAAAATGACGATAAAACAGTTAGGAGAGTGAACATATGAAAACAAATCAAAGACAAAAAATATTAAATTATATAAAAAAATGGGGTTCAATAACGAGTTATCAAGCATATATGGATTTAGGAATTACACAATTAGCAACAAGGATAAGTGAATTAAAAGAAGAAGGTTATACGTTTACACATGAATGGGTAACTAAAAAGAATAGAGATGGAGCAATAGTAAGCTTCAAGAAATATATGTTATTAGAATCAGCAAACGAAAATCACATTTCAGGGTGTTAGGAGGAATTAAAATGATAAGCAAAGTAATGAGATTATTAGGAAAAGAAAAACTAAGTAAAATAAAAATAAAAGAAAGTTTTAAACAACACACACCAAAAGCAGAGAAAATGGCAATGAAATTGTTATTTTATGAAAGGCACGGAAAGTTTTCACAAACAATAGTTGTAGATAAAGATAATTTTTTAGTTGATGGATATACGACATATATCATAGCAAAATCATTAAATAAAAAATATATGCCAGTAAAGAGGGAGGAGTAAAAGATATGAACAAAATAGAAAAATTTACAAGAGAATTAAAAGAACTTGGTATTAACAATGAAGTTAGAATTGAAGAAGGAAAAATCACAGTAGGAGGATATTTATATTTAGGAGGAACACCAATAAAAGAATTACCAGACAACTTAACAGTAGGAGGATATTTAGATTTAGAAGGAACACAGATAAAAGAATTACCAGACAACTTAACAGTAGGAGGATATTTAGATTTAAGCGGAACACCAATAAAAGAATTACCAAACAACTTAACAGTAGGAGGAAGTTTATATTTAGGAGGAACACAGATAAAAGAATTACCAAACAACTTAACAGTAGGAGGAAGTT